TTTAAAATAACGTGATATTTGCATATCATCATTGCGTAACCATGCACTATATTCGCCTTCATATCTATATAGACTTTCAAATTCGGTTATAAGCATCGTCTTGGGAGTTATATAGGATTGTTTATTGAGCTTAAGTTTTCCATCTTTTATAATAAAGATAAGGTAACCGACCTGACAGATTTTAAAAGCGTAATTCTCCTGTGTATTAGAGGCTATATCTTCATTTGTATATATTGCAAGAGGATTATATTTATCAGCATCAGGATCCCCACTAAATGTTGCTTCTTCATCGATAAATGCCATATCATTCAAGAGACGATAGTTATGTGTAAGTAGGATTACAATTCCTTTTTCTTCTTCTTTTGTAATATCTTTTTCCCTAGGCTTTTTTTTAAAAAGGCTATAAAAACTAACATAAGTGTTATCTGGTGTTATTGCTATTCCACCATCCTTTAAAAGATAGATGTATATATTTTCGCTAGTATCTTTATTTTCATTATTTTGATGACTCTTAAAAGTCATAGAGGGAAAGCTTTCAAATTCAATCTGTTTCATATTAACCAAATCAGTTACGCTAATATTATTAGTGTATCCATCATAAAATTGAAACATCCCTAGACCCACACTTAAATTCCAACGATTAATGTCTAAATATATAGGAGTGAATGATTGACAATCAATAAGGACTGACTTGTATTTTTCTTTATCAATACATTTATTTAAATCATTGCTATGATATTTTTTAACACAAGATTGATTTGCATTCATAACGAGGTAAATTTTATTATTAATATTTAACCATGGACTTATCGCTGGAGGCAATTCCAGAGTTTGTCCTTGCGACAAAACTGGTATATTTTTATCTGTTTGCGATAAAATGACTGGTACGCGGTTTTCAATTATTAATCTAGGCTCTAGACCTGATTCATAATCAGATTCTGATTTATATATTAGACACTTAGCTGGAGTTATTATATAACCCTTATCGTCTCTATTGCTATTATTATAGTTGGTTAAAGTGTATTTAATGTATGTACCATCAGGACCCTTACTGCTAAGATTGTTATTGGCCATTTAGTTTTCTAACTTTTATTCTTTAATATATGAGAGAATATTTAAAAGATCGAATCAATTTATTTATCTATTTAGTTTATCACTTTTTAAACAATAATAAAAGTCCCTAAAAGTGGATTACCTCTAAAGAAGTTTGAGCTTTTAAAAATTGATATATCATCATGTTTAATGATAGATATCATAGAATATAATGACGACGAGTCTTTATACTGAGTCTACAGTTGTAACTTGTATACATCATGATAACTGGGATCTTTTAATTAAAGGAATAAGTAATAGTTGTACATTCGCATTAAAAGAGAAAGACACCAATGATACTTTTCAAAAAAGACCTATAATCCATTTTACTGCCAGATACTATCTAAAAGGTGGGATGGTCTATATCCATATATCTAATGATGTTAGAAGAACTTTAGTGAAATATTTAAAAAAAACTTATGGAATATTTTTTCCCTAGGCTTTTTTCTAAAAAGGCTATGATATTGCGATTTAGCCTTTCTGTTATAAAAAATGATCTTTTATTTGTAATTGTCATTATTATTATTAAATGACGACTAGCCGATATATTAACACCAATAATTTTACGGCTGTAACGGAAAATTCGTTCAATTCTCTTATTGAAGGAATAAAGAATAGCTGTACATTTAAATTAAACAATAGTATTGTTAAATCCGATAATGTAAAAAAAATATGTAAGATTACTGCAAGATCCTATGTAAAAGATAACACAACTTATTATCATATATCTAATGATGATAGAAGATTATTAATAAAATATCTTAAAGAGAATTATGATATTACATTAAAAGACTAATTAAATATTTTAATAACTGAATTAATTGGTATATACGTACCGATACTCAACTTTGGGTTTTGCGTATAGTTACCAGCTTTAACAAATTCGAATAAGCTCTTTAATAAGTTTTGTGGGGTGATATCGATCTTTTGTGCTTTCAATGTGTTATAGCCCATTAAGAAAGAATATGTCATTGCACCTTGTGATTTGCCTGAAATAAATGCATCAGCAGCGGTCTGAGAATCGAGAGCACCAGATAAGAGAATTACTTTTCCTTTTGAAACAGTTTGTAACTTTTCAATTTCGAGTTCATAAATATCTTTTCCGTCTCTTTGCTTATACATATAATTGTATTTAAGATCTAGAATCGTGCCACTATGACAACAATCAAAGATAGAGAAGAGCTGTGCTTTAAGAGGTAAAGTATTGTTAATAATTAGTTTTAATTCATCATCAAGAATAAATCCGGCACTCTGATAATCTGAAGGACATATAGCTTCATCAAATCCGTCATTTTCATCACGATTTCTGACGCTTTGCTCTTTTATTTGCAAACCATGACCGGAATAATGTAAGAAGAGTTGTGCATCAGATTTAATACCAGAAGTTAACCACTTAATTCCTGCCAGAATATTCGCCTTTGTCGGTCTTAAGAATAAGGGAGTGTCGGGGCTATCAGTTAAGATACGAATATCGGAATCTAACAGTTTAAATTCAGAGTGTAAGAAGTTCTTAATATTAATAACATCATTAATGCAGCCATTAAGCTCGGCATCGGTTCCGAAATAATTAATACCAATTAATAAGGCTCTCTTATTATTCGACGCAGTAATACCTGTATTAGGAATAGCTTCTATTTTAGTTTGTCCTTGCGGAAAAGCTGGTCTTACTTCTTCGTCTTTTTTCGATAATGATAAAAAGGGGAATTTGTTGATAAAAGTTAAGAATTTGCTCTTGCTCTTCTTTTTCCCATTCTTACTCTCAGCTATGATATCACTATCACTATTGTTGCTACCATTACTATCACTGTTAATATCATTATTATTAATATTATCTAAGAGTGCTTCTCTAATTTTTGGTACATTATTTTCTTTTCTTTCCTTCTTTTTATAAACTTTAACTCTCTTATATATTTTAGGTTTAACCTTATTTAAAGTAGTATTATCATCAATAATACTTATTTTAAAATCAGATTCTGTAACATTCGTGCTATCTGCACTGCTCATATTTTCACTATCACTTGTTTTAATAACATCAGAATTTTTACTAAAGTTAATAACTCCTCCGTAAGTTATTTTATCGATTGAAATTTCCATTTTAATGTATATATTAAAATAAAATATATTTATTTAATAAATAAATATATTTAATATATTTTAAGTGTTAAAAATGGGTTTGCCCGCACTGTACAAATTAACAAAATTGATTTATTTATTTATTTATAAAATATGACACAGAGCATATTTGTAGTAATTTAAATATCTATTAGTAATGGATCGATATGAATTGTTTGCTTTATTGAAAGAAATTGCGGATCCTGATAACCCAGAGCCTATTCCACATAAATCATGGAGTCCTATTTGTAAATGTTTAACATTAAATTTCGAGCCGAGTATAAAATTAAAGGATCAACGAGCATTTGAAGCTATGAATAAGATTGTTCAGACTAGGAAATATCATTCAATTCCGCTACAAGATTTATATGAAAAATATGTAATGTTGGCAGCTGAATATGGATCGTTAAATTTCTACTCTGCTGTAAACAGTTCTGCAAAAAATCAGGGTATTGATTTACATAAAGACTACAATATTATGATTAAACGTCTAGGAGTCTTAATAAGGAATAATCATATTGAGATTCTTAAATATATTGTTGAAAATCATATAAATGTATTTTATTTAAAGCATTTATATGCATATGCATATCGAAATTTGTTGTATTACTTGATTCATGAGAACCGAATAGACCGAATACAAGATAAAGAAAATAAAGAGACCGTAGAATATTTATTTTCTGTATTTCCAAACTATAGAATTTTGTATGATTGTAATAAATACCGCATATCAGGTGTGTATTATACAGTTGAATTATTGAATGAAAGAAATGCATGGAAACTCAAATACCAATATAATCTTTTACAACAAGGTTATGTCAAATGGCATCTTAGACAGGAAGTTTACCGTCTTATTGATTTAGTTGATTTGCCAGCACCATTATTGATAGCAATAATAGATGAAATTCAACCAATATGGAATACTTACTATTGTGTACCGTACTATATTAAATGGAATATGGTCGTTGCTATGAAGTTAAGGGCAAATCGTCGCTACGACTTAGCGAATGTCTTTAGCGAAGCTGAAGCTGTAAGATTTAGCCCTTATGAAACTAAATAGACTCTCTAAAGCTAAGCTGAAGCTGTAAGCCCTATTGGCCTTGCTGCGCTAACGACAGTCGCTAGTCCGGTTAAAACCTTTAATCTCTTTATTTGTTTGAAAAAGGGATAGTATATTATATTAAAAAATTGATTTTTTTAAAGAAACAGAGTCTTTATGCTGTTTAAAAGAAAATTTACAAAATGTCTAAGGAACAAAAACCCAAGACTATTGCTGTTGGTTACACGGTTACCTTTTCGAAGGATTTAATCGAGTTTATTGCGAAGAAATTTCCTGGTGCAGAGCTGCCTGAAAACATGAAGATGGCGATCTGGTTTAACAAGGATCTGGAACTCAAAGGGATTACCGAGGATAACTGTCGTCCAGCTAACGAGATTGAGAGTTGGTATCAAAAGCGGATGCGACAACTCACAGAAAATGAAGAAACATTCTTCCGTATTCGTTTAAACAGGTTGTATGCATCAAAGAGTATCATTGTTGGTGTATTTGATTGTATGGGAACAGACGATGTTGCATACGGTTTTCTTTTCAATGGAAGTAATCAAGCAACATCTTCTATCAAAAAATCAATTACATCTGGAAACCATGCCGCACAAGGCCTGAAGCTGATCGAAATTCCGGAAGAGTTTGTATCAGAGGGTGAGCCCTATATTTACAAGGGAGTTCCTATTGTGAAGAAGAAGCCTTTATGGGCCAGCTAAAGCTTTAGCTAAAGTTTTTAGCCGTAAATTTAGCCATATGAAACTAAATAGACCAGTCCAGTCCAGTTAACCTTTAATGTTAAATGTTTAACCTTTAACCTTAACTTTGTAAGATAAGATAAGCAAAGTATTTATCTACTTGCGATACTGGTATAAGGGATAAAGTTTAAAGCTTTAGTTTCAGTTCATTTTAGCACCTCCTATCCTCACCAGGTAATATATAACGTCCATGTCTGTTTGTTGCGGAAGGTATTGGCTCTTAGATAAGCCTTGAACTGCATAGTTGTATCATACATATTGGAAAGGGCATTATTGAAAAAGCGGTTGGAATAGAATTTAGTACGGCTGAACTTGTATTTACCAACACAAATTGTATCATAACTGTCGTTATCGTTAGTGTCGTTATCGTTAGTATTGTTATCGTTAGTGTTGTTATCGTTAGTGTTATCGTTAGTATTATCTTTAGTGTTATCTTTAGTGTTTTTATCTTTGGTATTGGTGTTTGTTAAACTGCGGACATGGTCTACACGAATGCTAAAATTGCGATTAGGGGCTCCAGTGCGATCGTTGATGGTGTAACGAGCTTCGATTACCTTATCTTCTGCTACTTTCTTAGGTAATAAGAGTTCTTGTAAACATAAGTTTTCTGCTTCTTTCATGGCATTCTTATATTCGACATTATCCTTTTCTTTCTGCTCACGACGTAGCTTACGTGCCTCATATTCAGCTTTCTTTGCTGCACGTTCTGCTGGAGTTAATTTTACTTTAACGTCTGCTGATTCAGTCGAACTTGAATTAGTGGCCGAGTTAGGAGCAGCAGATGTTGAGGCTGAGGCTGAAGAAACTGAAGAAGTGTTATCAGATTTATTTTTATTATGGGCAACTCTAGCTGCTTTTAATTGTGCGCGTCGATCATTTGCTTGTTCTTGTTTTTTAACTTCGCGTTTATCATGAAGTTCTTTCTTGGAAAGAACTGTAACAAAATCGGTATTTTGCGAGCTACTGCTACTGTTGTTTGTACTCATTTGCTGTTATTAAAAATTCTTGTATTCGTGAAGATGTGTAAATAAGAATATCAATTTTTTTTATGGTAACTAAAAATTGATTAAATAATTAAATTATTTAATATTATTAATCATAATTAATATGTTAACGATACTTGCATTAGTAATTGCACTATCCTCTATAACATTAACTTTATCGGTAAGATATTCAAAAGTCTTGTTACAGGATGTCGAGGTATTAACTTTTATAACTGGTAAATATACGAAGAGTCGTAGATTATCACCAGTCTTACAGTTGCAATGTACGGGTGGAAGTGCTGCAAATACTGAGGTAAAACCCCAAACTGTTCAATGCAGTAATATGGGATTTGATGGCGAAGATTATAATTGGAAATGCAGTGCATCATTGCCTGAAAATCTTGAATTAGCGGATACCGTAGTTATATGTGAGGGGTGGGATTCTCCGGAAGATCCATATATCTTGGCGGGATCTTGTAGCTTAGAATATAAACTTAATTATAAGGATAAAAAGGTGTTATTCTCGGAAATAAAGGAATTAGTGTTTAAACAGGGTGAAGTGACAGCTAATCGACGCTTATCTGGGTCTAAAAAGCTTGTCTTTAAACCAACAGATGACTTTTATAGCATAGAAAAGGCGAATTCTTTAGTAAAGGAAGTAAAATGCAGATTCTCTAAACCAGATATTAGATATATGTCTAATGTAGTGGTTGCAGATCCGATGTCATATTCGTGCAGAACAACTCCAGAGTTGCCCACAAATATGGAATTAACTAACATTGAAATATTATGTGAAAGATTTAGCGAATCTGATGATTCATATATATTAGATAATAGTTGTTCATTATGGTATTCTTTAAAGGTTGTAGAAAAGTCTAATAAATCTGCAGATGGCATTTTATGGTATTATCTATCATTCTTTTATTATTTTGTGCTATTAATTTTGTTACCAGTTTGTTTATTTTATAACTGTGGCTGCACTAATAGTAATAACAATAATAACAATAATAATAGCAGTAATAGTAGACGATCTGTAAATAGTCATAAATTCACAGTAAGTAGCAGCAGTAATACTAATACTAATAAAGTTAATGAAGTAGCTAATAATCAGATAAATGCAAATATAAATATAGATTTAAATGCTGCATCTTGTGCTAATCCTAGTCCTAGTTCTACTGCATCTGTAAAAATTAATCCAAGTGTTGTAGCAACAAATGTAAACACAAATACAAATGTGAATACAAATACAAATGCAAATGCAAACATGAACACAAATATGGTGAATACAAATGTAAACACAAATATGGCGAACACGAACGTTAATACAAATATGGTGAATATGAACGTTAATACAAATATGGTGAATACAAATATGATGAACACAAATCTGATTAACACAAATCTGAATGTTCAAAATGCTCAGAATTCGAACACAAATGTGGTTAATTTATCAAATAATAATGCAATTAATCTTATGACTAATTGTGATTCAACTTATAAGGAGAATGTCCAGAATGTTCAGAATGTTCAGAATGTGCAGAATGTTCAGAATGTTCAGAATGTGCAGAATGTTCAACATCTAACTATTATAGTCGATAAAAAAGAAGATGAAAAAGAAAAGAAAGAAGTGAAGAAAGAAGTGAAAAAAGAAGTGAAGAAAGAAGACACAGATGAAGATAAAAAGAAAATGGAAGTCAAGGAGTCAATCTCATTTGCCATTACAAAGCGACGTTAAAGAGTGATATATAATGTTTTATTTAGTACTTTGAGCTATATTAGTTTAGCTATAGTTTAGCTATTAGTTTTAGCGTGATTGCGCGCGCGCGTTTAAAATCAATGTTTTATTTTCTAGACTATAGGATTAAAAAATCTCATTATTTGTCAATATAAACTTTCTAATATAAACTTTTCAGATGCAAAACTAAGAACTAATAATTTTATAACAAAGTAGTTTAGATTTGTTTTTAGTAGATTTTCCGGACTCGCGCTCGGCTTATCGCTAGTACAGCGCCCAGCTTATCGGAGTGGAGACCAGGTCTCTTTAGTTTTAGCAGGATTCATAAGGGCTTATAGCGCTTTAACGGTCCTATGTTAAAGCGGGCTAAAAGTTGTAAGATTTGGCCCTTATTTTGTGTAAGTGATAATCGTATCAAATTCTTCGGGAGTCGCAATTTCTTTTACAATCTTCAAACACTTAAGAAGGTACATAACTTGTTTTGTATCTTGTTTAAGGATGAATGTTGCAGTATAGTCTACCGACATTTTAAGTCGATTAGGTTGGATAAAGGCGTAAAAGAGGTCGGTTTGAATTTTATGAAGGAATTTCTTAAACCCTTGATTGACGAGTTCAGGATTCTTATCTTTATAGAGCATGATATAAAATGAAAAAACGACTTTATAGAGTTCATCGAGCTCTTTATTCAGTTGTTTAATCAAGGGAATATAGTTAGGAAAGACTTTCATAAACTGTTTAAGTTTAGCTTCTTTCTGGGAATCAGAATCGGATGATCCACAGAGAATTGAGAGAACTTTAAATCGGCGATCATTTACGGTTCCTCGACCACGCATTTCTTTTGCAGCTTTGTACTCATTTGAGTCGAGTCGATATCGGGCGAAAGATCCGTTAGCTTCTTTCTTAGTAATAATGACACCGACAGTCTCAACAGGTTTGGTACAGCTCTCCATACCCACACACATATTTTCAGTTTTATCTTGAAAAGATCTGATAATATTTGCATAAGTGGCGTTCTGCATTGCCTGTTCAAATGACATGCATGGATCGCTAAGGCTTAGGCTTAGGCAATCGGGAAGAATGAGAAGATTAAGGGTTTCGCTGTGATAGAAAGGGAATGTTTGAGAGACTTTGACAGAAGCAACAAACTTAAGATTAGGCTTTGTATGTTGAATGATAATTATATTTTCGGGGTGTTCAAGCAAGAAAAAATATGTAAGATCGGTATTAAGTTTTTCATATTTCAAATTAACAGCAGTAGCAGCTTCATCAAACATACTCTTAAAGGATTTTGTCTGCATAAGAGTAGGATTGATGGTATCAAGCGAAAGACTAAAATTAGTAGCAAGATTCCATTTATCATTAGAATAAAAGAGTCGAAAAAGGGTTCCATCACCAGCTTCCTGAACAGAAAGTTCAGATGGGTTCCAATTTTCAAGCAATTTTTGAATGTCTTTCGCATTTTCAAAAGGAATTGGAAGGACAGGGCATACAACTTGATTGCCCTTAAAGATCGTCCCGACAGGAACATTATTGTTCGAATCAGCATTATCGATTGTTACAATACGAAAATTAACATTATGAGTATCATCACTATCATTAGAATTAGCATTACTGTTATTGCTATTAGTATTGTTACTATCAGTATTGGTAGAAGTAGTGTAGTCAGCAATTACGGCCGAAATAAAAGAAGACATGAGAACAAGAACAAGAACAAGAACAAGAACAAGAACGGAAACGAGAGAAAAGTTTGTACCTTTACAAAACATATAAAATAAATTTCATTTTTTTTATATAATATAAGGGCTTACAGCTTCAGCTTCGCTTTAGCTGTAAGCCCTTATGAACCCTATTGGCCTCGCTGCACTAGCGATAAGCCGAGCATGAGTCCGGATTTATCTTTATATTTTTCTTTAATATTGTAGCTGGTTTATCGCTGTATTATACAAAGTGATTAATTACAACTCTGGGATATCAAATATGATCAAACAATGAAATGCATTTAGAGAAGACCACGATAATAATATTCATAAAAAGCTGATAGTTGTGTTTTAGCACTTTCTAATGCATTACCTGTCGTGGTTTCTACCTGACAAAATAATGTTGCATTTACTTCATTGAAGGCTAAAGGACTTGTGTTTATTTCTTCTAGAAACCGCCAAGTACCGCAACATTCTTTGCAAGGAATGATTTCAGTAATTGCATTAATGCAAATGGAACATGCGTGCATCTCTTTTAAGATGAATGAATAGAGTTTACGTGGGATTTTATGGAGTTTAATTGAAAAACATGCTTTTTCTTTTTGATCAGATAAGGATTCTAGGATAATTGGCGATTGAATCAGTTGATAGTCCATTGTATTGTTGTTGACTACTAAATATTAAAATTTTAATCAATTTTCAATTATATGATATATAATTTATTTTGTGCTGCGGAATTTTATTGCTGCGCGAATAAAATTTGATTTATTTTTATTTAATGTTTTTGTTAAATAGTAAATGCAAAATAAAAATAATAAGTTATGGGAATATAAAAGGCTTTCATCACAAACATTAAATAATTTTTGTGATGGATGTCTAGCCTTAATACCACCAGATGTCGATCCTGATATTCTATCATTCGGTTCCTTATTATGTTTAGTTCAGAGTATGATACTCTTTTATACAGCTTCATCTTTCAATCTGGGTATTTTATTAATCTGTATTTATGGAATACTCGATATTATGAGTTGTAAGCAGGTTCAAAGGAACTGTAATTATGCTTCACATAAGAATGAATTATTTAGATATATATGTAAT